CAAGTTTTGGACCTGTTTTCTTTGCTGCTTCTGATAGACCTTCAAGAAAGTCTCCTACTTTACTACGAACTTCTTGCGAAGAAAGAGAAGGGTCAGAAGATGTATCGGTAAGGTTTTGTGTAAACGGCGTTAAGTCTCGTTTTGGTTCTACAGGTGCTTCTATTTTTGGTTGTGTAGCTACTTGCGAAGCTTGTACTCTTTGTGCTTCTTGTGCAGATAAAGCTTCTTTAACATCATCTGCATCAAAAGCTTCATCAGGTTTGTATCCCTGCATAAACATATTGAATGATTGTTGAGTAGGGAATGAGGATTGTACTTTTGCTTTTGTTTCCGCATCCATGTCTAACTCATCTAAACGAACTTCGTACGCTGCGCGTTCTGCTACAGTTAACTTTGCCTTTTCTCCCAAAGCTTGCATGTCTGCTTTATTTTTTACGTCATACAATTCTGAAACAAAGTTTGCAGTGTTAAAACCTTGCTGAGTTAAAAACTCGACGGGCGTAGCATCCGGTATAAGTCTTCGTAAAAAAGCAGACTGTGCGGTTGTTTCTTTTGTTGTTTGAAACTCTCCTAAAGTACCTGCACGGTATGTCGTTTCTCCGATACTACGGTCTTTTGTTTTGTGTTGAATAAGAGCATCAGCGTTGGAAGTTCCACCACCCTCTGCTTCAGGAATGCGTTCTACAAAAGAGAAAGCAAATTTTCGTAAAACATTGTGGCTTAAAGGTACGTCTTTTAAAACACCTTTTACATTTTGTTTTACAGCAGGATATCCAGCTTGAGTTAACTTATCTTGAAGAATTCCTAGATAAGACTTTTCTATGCTTCCTGCACTGGGAAAAACTTTTTCTCCACTTGCAGATTGAGTTGCGTCAGAAAGAATACTATATAAAGTTGGATTTAGTGCATACTCTGTAAGTTTTCCTTTGTTGTTTATCACCATTACTTTATCATCAGAACGAAGAAATGTCTTTACAGAGTCTGTAGCTTTTAACTGTTCTTCAGAAGGGTCTATTTGAGATACAAAATTATTTATGTCTGGTGATCGCATTCCTGTAACTACAGACATAAGCATATGGGCTTTTACAGTTTTCGCAGGTATGGTGGTTTTACCAACTTGTACATCTTGAATATCATTTAATGTGTCACGAAATGCTTTAAGCATAACTGCATCTGGTGCAGTTTTAATCTGTCCCGGTATGTCCCGTTCTGTCAAAGCAAAACCTAAAGTTTTAAATGGACCTTTAGGATTAGGATTAGGTTTCCCTTTATTTTTTGCATTCCAAGAAGCTAAAGCATTTGCTTCACCAGCCCTTAGATTATTAAACAACGTAGAAAGGTTGTTTCCTAAATCTCTTATGTTTCCTTTTCCAAATGTTCTGTCTCCTCGTAAAGTTTTCTCTCCTTTAAGAAGACGTTCATTGGTCATTACTCGTTCAATATTTTCTTCAGTATTAAGTTCTTTTAAAGTCATATTATCAAGAACGATACCAGCATCTTCAATTAATTTTAAACTGGTACGATATTTTGATTCTGCGGCCCATTTTTGACCTTTACCTTCTGCCTCTATCTTTTTAGAATTAATATAATCTTCAAAAGCCTGACGGACAGATGTTTCTGTTTGTGGGGATTGTATGAAAGGTTCTTGTGCCATGTGTAGAGGTTTTTTTAATATCCAAATGTTGAGTTAACTGGTTGATAGCTTTCTTGCTGTTTAATCGAATGAAACATAGAACTGGTAGCATAGCCAGTCTGACGAGTCATGCACATGTACCGTAACGCATCGTACGCATGATCCTCTGCCTTTGTATCCACATCTTCCGATTGTGTTTTGGAAAGTGGAAGTGTAGGCAGTGTACGTACAAGATTAGTACAAGTACCAAAGATTCGTAAACCGGGTTCTTCTCCATTTTTTAACGCAAGTCTACGGTGGAGTTCGATTTTCCCAGCTATGCGATTTCTATCCGCTGGTACAAAACGTGTACCTCTACGGATCATTGACTCTGCTATGCTTGGTCCTGTGCCATGTCTTGACCAACAAGAACCATCTAAAACTGATTGTGTCATTTGAGGATCGTCATATTCTAAAGACATAATAAGGTCTGCAATACTTTCTCCGGTGTGACCCTTTTCGTAAAGCTCTCGATATATCCAGATGTTGTTGTCCCAATCTACAGCGCCCCAAAGAACACAAGAAGGACTGCTATATCCATAATCCATTGCGCGTATACGGGGCCAATTGTATGGAATCTCAAAAGGTTCAACAACATGTACAGACCTATCAAATTCACTAAATGCCGCTCCCTCTGCTACGTCCCAATCGCCCTCTAGAAGCCGTCTACGTTCTACTTCTGGTAGACTAAGAAGCATTGCCTCATATTCACCAGATTCCGATAAGTAGGGATTGTCCGTAAGTCTTGCTGGTATAAATCTGCGCTGAAAGAGTGGTTGTTGCGTCTTTGGATTTTTTAATGTTCGTCCTGTGTCGGGATCGACTGCCCAAAACGGCGTATTTGGTGGACACGGATCAATAAACATTTTTTTAATCCACCAACCACCTGAACCACCCGGATTCGCAGAAGCTCGCATATACGTTTCCAACGAGGGGTCGGTGGTTCTGAGTCGGCTACGAAGGTAAGTCCAAACATAGGGGGTGGGATAATGTCCCAATTCATCGACGCCAATCCATGTAAATGCTTGTCCTTGATACCTTGTAACATCGTGGTCTTTATCTACGTAGCTAAAAAGTGCTGTAGCTCCGCTTGGAAATATCCACGTTGATTTTGATTCTCGAAATACTGCGCCGTTAAAAGCGCGAGGATAAAGTTTGCGTGACTGTTCGATAAGTTCAGTCAATTCTGCAAGTGTTCGTCTTAAAAGAAGCGCCTTATGGTTTGGATTATCCGCATATCGCAACAGATCAACCAACATCGCGTAAGATTTTCCACCACCTGCTGCGCCACCATACAAAACTTCTTTTTCAGGAGATGCCAAAAAGTCCGTTTGTGGACCTTCGTTGGGTCTGAAGATAAGTTCTGTGTCTTCCTGTAGTTGATTCCTGACTTGGGCAGGTAGGGAAGCAATAGTCCTATCATCTACGACTCCACCTTTTCCAGCGATCTGATCCGATTTCTTCAACGCTTCCGCTTGATTGTTCAGATTCGCTAATTTCTTCTCTGATTGCTCTAATATCTTCTTCTGAGAGGCGATCTTTCGGCGCTCGTCTACTTTCTTTTTTTGAACTTTTGAATACTGGTAGCGCCCTTTTTCTCCGGGTTTTAAAGGTGGTCTGCCCCTTTGTTTCTTTTGTGTGCTTTCTGCTGCTTTCGACATTTCTTAACACCATGCGTATATGTTACTTAACACGACGATACTTTCGAGTTTTCTTCGCAATACGTTTTGGTTGCTTGGCGTGTTGTTTACCTTTTTTAATTGCTTGTCTTTTCTTTTTTGTGGTTGCAGCATATTCAGAGGGAGATAAAGAACGAATTGCAGCAGAAGGCAGATACCTTTCACCTGTTGCTTTTGGCCCTTGTGTAGAAGGTTTACCAGACTTTGTTCTCCATTTTTGTTTACCCCATGATTTAAGGCTTCTTTGAGATTTTTTCAAAGCCATACAAAACTATCCTTTGTACCCGCCACCAGAAGCTTTATATCTTTTTGCTAACATTTGAGCTTTTCGTGCGCTCCACTGTCCCGGCTTGCCGCCTTTTCCACCTGCTTTAATTTGGTTAAAAAGACGTTTTCTCATAGCTGGCTTTGTGTAGTTTCCAGCTTCATTTACCCTAGACTTAGATTTCGTAGCTTTTTTACGAGGAGGCATTTACTTTTTCTTACGCCTTGTCGCTGGTTTCTTTTTAGAAGCATATTTACTTTTCTTCATCATGCCGCCTTTTGACATGTATTTAGTTTTTTTACGCATGGTTTATTCCTTATATAAATTATCAAAGGTTATATCAGGGTCTGTGTAGCTATCATGTATTTCTGATGAGTGTATGTACTGGCTAGGAACGAAATCAGGCGCTCCCTCTCCAGTAACCCACAAAGCTGGATTTGTAACTCGTACTCTGTTGTTTGGCAGTGCAACGATGTTACCTGTCCATTTGTCAGCGTCGATAAGCTGTAGTACGTGGCTTTGTTTGTGTTGTGCAGGGTCATCACTTATGTAGCTGTCCGTGTAATCTACAGTAAACATATAGCGTCCTTTGTAGAAATCTCCACCTATTTTACAAATCCACGGACTAGAACTTACTCTGTCCATAACGATTTCT